CTTCCATTGGGCGTCATGGCGCTCAATAATTCGAAGCTGATTGAAGATGAATTGGACGCTATTAGACTACAAAGTTTTAGACGTCTACAACAAAATGCCTTTTCTATTGAATTTGCGGTCACTCAAAAGATTTATGACATTGCTCATGGATTATACGACCCCATTCGATTGAAATTCGGCACTGCGGTACCCCCGCAACACCCTTTGCAAGCGATACATCTCCGCTTTGCGTCCGCAAGATTACTGCAATACGCCCTGGATCGACTCCACGACGGCGTAATTGAAATAGGCGCAAACGTGCTGACCTCTTTACCACTCCTTAAGCACCCTCAAGCACATGGTTGCTGTCTCTTTACTATGAGAGATCAAGTACGTTACGCCACCTCCGCAGCCCACCCTAAGATCCGCTCCGAATCATTCGGCGGTTACAATAAAGCGGTGCAGTATCTCGCCTCCGGAATAGAACCCCCCAACGGGAAATTTTGCGTACGAGGTGTGCAAAACTGCGATAAACAAGCAAATCTAATGATCGCCATACATTCACTGTATGATATCTCTATTATGGAATTAGCCCTAGCCTTCCATAAACACGGAGCGCAAGAACTCCGCGCTTTTATGCATATGCACCCCGCTTGCCTCGTCACCGATAAATTCTCAGATTCACAAACAATGACCAACTTCACCATTAAAAACGGTATGATTAGGATCAGCTTCGCCGATGACGAAAGCTTCGCGTACGAACACAATGCTGATATTTTCAAATTCTATCACGCACATTCGGGATTCTCCACCCCTTTCGGATTTGGCCTCACTATCGAGATCACTCATAGGTACGGCAGCAACACTGCGCTCACTATTTCCCGTACCGACCTTTCCGGTCATTTGACCTCAGATATCTCCATGTCCCATATGAACGTCATATTTGTACCAAACATCCCGGAGTTATGTAAACAAAACCGCATGAGGAAAGTTACGACTATCGCGGCAGACCGATACATGGTTACAAAACTATTCCGATATCTCTCAGCGCGTGATCCTAAACAGCTTAATCACCGTGTGGCTTTTTCCTACGCCCGAGGACAATGCCGGCAAGTGACGCTCGGGAACGTTATTATCGATCATGCTTGGGACATCAGCCTTGAAGACTTCGATACCGTGGTTCTTAGTGTTTACATTATGGCCAAATTATACGCCCTCAGACACACCTTTATCGAGTGGCGTACCACCGAAGCAATTGAGGAACTCACCCACGTCAAGAGTTACTGGGAGCGCAAATGGCCTAAGATCACAAAGGCGATTAAGAGAACATTCGAAGGCATAGAAGATTTTATGGTTGGTGAAAAACTGATCCCATTGCTTAGTCAACAAAGCGATTTTAACGTCTTTGCAGACCTTGCCTTCGAGTTCTTCCGCGACTCTGAGCGGAGCGACTACGTCCTTACAGACAACATCGTACGAGAGGTACAAAACACAATAACCCCCCCCACTACAACCTCGATGCTGAAAGCGATGCTCGCCACATACGCGCCACCTCCCAAAACAAAAGTCAAACGACAGGCTCCTCTACCCCCTGCCCTCCCGATTAACCACGAATTCCATGCAACAGTGGTTGAACCAAAAATACAGCTCGTGAAAAGCACTAAAGCTGTCACATTCAAAGACCCGATTGCGGAAACGCGTGTGATTACAC